CTCTCGCCCGAGTCCCGGTCGTGCTCGTCTTGGATCTTCGCGCGCTGGTACGCCTTGATGTCAGGCTCGATCTGCGAGATGCGGTTCGCTGCGATCATCTCGCGCAGGAACTCGTACTCGATCTCGGCGTCGTACTTGATCTTGACCTCGCCCGCGACGATGGTAGGGACCATCCACTTGGGCAGGTAGATCACGGGCACCTTGCCCGACGTGGTCGGCTGGCCGTCGTACTGCGACACGTAGTCAGCCGCGTTCCGCAACACGGTCCAGCCGCGTTGCTCCATCTCGGCGAACGCGAGGCCGTAGCTGCCGTCCTTGTCCACGCAGCTCACGCCGGGGACCAGGTGCAGCGGGGCGAGGTAAGGGAGCCATTCGCCGGCCGACTCGCGGAACTGCCACCGCTTCGGGTGGTACATCAGCCGGAAGTCGGGGTAGTCAGCCGGGTTCAGCGGGAGGCCGGAGCGGGTGCTGCCGGTGCCGGTGTATGCCTTGGGTGCAAAGTCGTTGACGATGGGCATGGTGTCGATGCTCGGTCGGGGGTGGACAGGGTGCCGGGCGACCCTTGCGAATCGCCCGGCGGGAGGGTCAGGAGGCGCGGGTCGTGATCTGGACGCCCATCGAGTCCTGGAGCTCGGCGAAGCCGACGTACCAGTTGCCGATGACCTTGGTGATCGCGCCCTCGGGCGTGCGGCCCAGCTCGACCACCATCTTGGATCCGGCCGGCATGACCAGACCGCCCGCGCCCATGATCGGGGCCGGCGTGCCGTCCGCGTACCCGATCGCGCCGTAGCTGATCAGGAACCCGAGCTTGTCGCCGCCGCTGGTCACGACGCGGGAGGTCACGAAGAAGTCGATCCCGAGGAACGACCCCGCGTAGCCCTGCCCCTTGATTGCCATCATCTCGGGGGTTGCCGCGATCCACTGGAGCGCGCCGGTCTCGGCCCGGAGGGAGGCCTGGAAGTCGGACAGCTGCTTGGGGCTGATCACCGCCAAGAACGGGCCGGGGGCAGACACGCTCTCCAGCTGCGCGATGGCGCTGAACAGGTTGGTGACGGTGAACGCCGTGCCCGAGGTGCCGACCGTGTTCGCGAACGCCGAGCCGGCGGTCGCGATCATCGCCATCGCCCGGATCCGGCACGCGCCGACCATGTCGTCCGTGAGGTAGGAGACGAGCTCCTGCACGTTGCTCCACACCGTCGCCGCGAGGTCGGTCGGCCCGCGGTACAGCGCCTGCCGCGCGACCGTGATCGACACATTGGCGTTGGTCAACGCCACGGACTCGACGGAGACCCCGTCAGCCACAGCCGCCATCGCGTCGAGACCGGCACCGATGATGCCAACCTTTTTCACGGTGCTGCCGCTGCCGCGCACGTCGCCGACGTAGGCGATTGCCGGGTGGCCCATCAGCGATGCGCGGTCGCCGAGCTTGAGCTGGAGCTCCGCGGCGAGGGTGGAGGCGACCGTGAGGTCAGAGAGCGAGGCGTAGGTGATCGGAGCGTCGGCCATTTTGGCACCTGTAAAGCGAAGGGTTGGCGAAAGAGAATGCTGGTCTTTCGCGTGTTTCGCTTTTTACGGGACTCGACCCGAACGCTGATGCAGGGAATGTAGAGGACTACGCCCGGTGTGTCAAGCCCGTAGCCCCGCGAGGTGAGCGGCGCGGACCTTTTTGTAGCGCTCGATCCCCTCGGGAGTCCGCATCATCTCGCTGATCTCGGCGGCCGACAGCGGGCCGTTCAGCGGGGCGGTCGACCCGGCGCCCGCGTTGGCGTTCGGGGGAGCGGTCTTTGCCGGTTCGGTCTTGGTCGCCGGCATCACTGGCGGGAACGTCGTCGGAGGGAGGTACGCCTGGACGCCCTTGGGCAGAGCGGCGCGGTCCTGTAGCCACGTCGCGAGGCTCGGCCGCTCGCCGCCCTCGGGCACGGTCACGCGGCTGTAGGCGTGCGCGATGATGTCAGACGCCTCGGGGTCGGTGATACCAGCAGCCAGCATCGCACGGTCAGTATGCCATGCCGCTTCCTTCGCCGACCACTCGGCCGCAGCCTTGAGGTGCATCTCGGTCGCGGCGGAAAGCTGCGCCTGGAGCGTCGTCACCTCGGCGAGCTTCGGGCCGACCGCGTCCAGCTGCTGACGTAGGGCGGTGCGCTCGGCGGCGAGCGCGATGATCCGCTCCTTGGCTCGCGGCGTTGCGTCGTCGGGGATCTCGTTCGTGGTGTCGTCGGTCGTGGTGTCGCTCACGGGTCGCTCGGGTCAGAGGGTGGATAGGGCGGTGCGCTCGGCGTCGATGCGCGCCAGTTCTTGCCGTGCCGTCGCCTCGGTGATGCCAGGGTTCAACTCTTGGTACGCTTTCACCCTCGAGATCAATCCGGCGTTGCGGAGTTCGATCACGTTCGCCCGGCGCGCGGCCAGTTCCTCGGGCGAGAGCGGCAGGTCGCGATACCGTACCTGGTAGCCGAACTCGGGGAGGTTGCTCCCGGTCGCCCGGTTCATCAGCACCGCCGTCGTCTCGATCATGCGCTCGTCGACCGGGCGGAAGATCGGGGCGTACCGCTTTGCCGCTGTCCGCTTGCCCTCGTTCGACAGCGCGATGGCGTAGCCGCTCTTGGCCGTGCCGCCCATGCGCTGGATGTCAGCCGGGGGCAGGCCGGCGTCAATCGCGATCCGGTTCGCAAGCGCCGAGATCACGCCCTCCAGCATCGCCGGATCAGCACCCGGAGCGAACTGCGAAATGATCGGCTGGCGCCCCTCTTGCGTGGACTCCGCGCGCATGATGACCGCCGGGTCGGCGATCACCTCCATGCGCGAGGTTCCGTCTGGACTCTCGATCGTGCCAGCACCCACGAAGCCGCAATCCAGCGTGTACCGCTGCGGGAACGAGGCATCGCGCAGGACGTGGCCCAAAAATGTGAAGTTGACGCCGAGGTCGAGGCACGCCTGCACCGTCTCCCAGTTGCCGCGCCAGTTCCAGAGCCGGTCGCCCAAGCTCTCGGCGTGGTGCAGCACGTATGGCAGGATCGGAGTCCCGTCAGCCCGGCGATACGGGTACGCATCGCCGCTGTAGGACTGGCCAAGCACCGCGGCCGTCACGTCCTCGTCCCGGCCGAACGTCTCGATCCGGTACTCGGGCGCCTTCGGGTCGCTCACGTCGAGGCAGTCCCAGCACCAACCGAATCCGGTACGCCAGCGCAGCTCCTCGATCTCGGTCGGCACGTCGGGCGCGTCAGGGTCAGACTCGGCGGTGCAGAGGTCGGGGAACACCGGGCGGTACTGGACCACGCCGGAAGGGCTGACGCTGATCCGCATCGCGCACTCACGCAGCCCGATCACCATCGCCTGGTATCGTGGCATCCTCGCCCACAAGCCGGACGCACGGATCGCGCTGGCCAGCAGACCGTAGATCGGGGCGTCCTGCGAGTAGACCTCGGGCTCCGTGATGTACAGCGCCGCCGTCTCCCGGCAGATCGAGGCGAGCGGCATGCACGTTGTCTTAGCAATCCCCCATGCGCTCGACCGCTCTCGGCCGACCTCCTCGGCGATCCGCTGCTCAAGGTCGAGCTGCCACGCGCCGTCGAGCATCCGGCGGGCCAGTCGCGAGTGGCCCCAGCGGCGTTGGGTCTCGACATCCGATGGCGTCGGGACTATGGACGGGTTGCCAAGGTCGATCATGCGAGAAGGGTAGCACGTTCGATACGTTTAGTCATGGCTGAACGCTACGCTACGCGGACGGTAGCATAGGTCACGCGGCCGAGAGGGAACACGTAGTCCTTGAGCGCGTACCGGAGCGCGTCCACCCGGTCCTTGGCCGGGTGCGCCACGGTGTAGTCCCATGTCTCGATCGCCTCGACAAGCGGCGCGCACCGAGACCGGACCACCAGCCGGCCAGACGCCATCGCCTCATACAGATACCGACAGCCGGTGTCACGCGAACCGCCGCGCATCTTCTCCTTCGCGCCCATGATCCTAGGAGAGAGGCCGTTCTGTGCGATCTTGAGCTCGTGCGCGAGGCGGCGCGTGAGGTCGTAGTTGCCCTTGTACTCGTGGCGGCCCTGCACGGGGTTGTCGCCGTACACCGTCCGAAGGTGGCGCCACTGGATGCCGTTCCGGGACAGCATGCGGAGGATGTCCTGCGCGAACATCGTGACCGTCGCCGTACCCGGCAGGCTCACCATGTCCTCTACGATCACAGACTCGACGGCGTGGCCGGTCTCGGACTTCGATGACTCGACCAGCGCCAAGACAGCGACAAGACCCTGCGGACGGTCGGCTGCTGCGTAGTCGATCCCGAGGTGCCAACGAGTCTCGCCGTCGAGTCGCGCGCGGTCGCTGACGTGCTTCGCCGCGTCCCAAACGGGTGCGAAGTACGCACCCTCGGGCCGGACCTCCCACAAGCCATTGAGCGTGATGCCGGCCCAGATCGCTGGCTCCTTGCGCCACATCTCCGCGATCCACGCATCATCACAGACCGTCCCGTCCTCCAGCGTCCGGATCTCCCCCGTGTCTACGTGGCGTAGGTTCGCCTCGGTCAACTCCGCGTGGACCTCGGGGATCAGACCGGACTCGACAGCCGCCCGGATGTGCTCGACCGGGCCGTTGATCGGGGTCAGGCTCATAAGCAGCACGCCGGCCTTGACCAGCAGGCGCTTACGCAGTTCGCGCATCATCTCGGGGCTACAGGGCTCGTCCACCAAGACCACGTCCACCGTCGCGCCGGCTACAGCGCGGGGGCCCTGGTCGTCCGTCACCCATCGGATCGTGCTGCCGTTCCGAAACCGAGTCATGGGCCGGTTCGCGCCAAACCCGGTCTTGGCGTTGTACTCGCACTCCGGGGCAAGCGCGTCGTCCGGGAGCAGCGCGTGGAACTTGCCTTGGATGCTGATCGACTGCGCTTGATTCAGCGAGCAGACGATCACCTCGATCGGCGGGGCCTTGGTGGCGTAGTACGGGTGCGTACCGAGACACCGCCAGATCACCTCGGCCAGCGCCGCGGTGCTCTTGCCGAGGGCTTGATTCCCGGCGCGGTAGAGCTTGTCCCCCGGTAGCCGGAGCCAGCGGTCTTGCGGGACCAGCCAGCGGAAGTAGTCGAGCGGGCTCGCGGCACGGCGGCGGGCCAACTCGGCGAGGGCTCCCCGCAGCCGGGAGCGGTCCATCAGTTCGCCGCGCGACCAGGCGTGGCGGGGCGCTCGCCCGCCTGTACGATCGCCATCACCGACCGGCGCATCGCGGGCGGCATCGCGAGGAGGTCGGAGGCCACCTGCTCGATGAGGTCGGCGTCCGTCAGTACGCCCGCAGCCGCAGCCCCCGCCAGCCGCACGGCTGCGTCCAGCTCGGCCCGTAGTTCGACCTCCAGCCGAAGGAGCCGGGCCGCGCTGTCGTTGCTGCCCTTGTCCGCCGCGGTCATGCGGAGCGACACGGTATCCGACAGCCGAGCACGCATGGCCTCGATCGGGTCGGCGATCTCGGGCGGAGCGCGGCGACGGCGCACAGGTGCCGGTGCCGGTGCCATCAGCCCCTCGAGGTCGGCGATCTGGCGGGCGAGGTTCGCGGCGGACCCGAAACTCTCGCTGCTGCGGGCCTCCTCCATGAGATCGCGCAGCATCGAAACGTGGGCCACTCGGCGCGCGTTCAGTTCACTTCGTTTAGTCATTACTGAATGGTAGCACGTCGAACCCCCCGTCGC